TTCGGTGGTGGTTTTTTGGTTTGCGCCCATGCCGGCGGCGGGGTGTCGAGCACTTCCTCGAGCCCGGGGTCATCATCCAGGGGCGCCGGCGGGGGTGGCGCGCCGACCTTGTTGAAATCGACGCTCATGCCCAACACGGTTTCCGGAACGGGCAATAGACGCACAAGTAGAAAGCGGGATCCGTGGTACACCGCGGCAACAGTTCCTCGAGCTTGGTCGCCGTGAACACCCGGGAAACCTTGGCGCGGATCATCTCCGCTTCGGCTACATCGTAGGAAATCATCTCGTGATAAATTTCAAGGGTGTTCGCGTTTGTTGCCGAGAATAGGGTCCGCGGCACTTTCATATAGTGCATTTCCATCGTCACTTGGCCGTAGTATGTAGATGAAAACTTCTTGAGTTTTTCTTTCTGTAATTTCTTCCATTGGTCGTCTTTCATGGCCTTGTGTTCCCACACCGCGGGAAGCGCCACAGGGCAGGTATCCCCACCGAGGCGGGAATCCCACCCGCAAATCACGCCATCTTCATGCCCTTGGAATTTACCGTCGAAATCAGAAAACCCCGGCCCGGGTTTACCGAACACGAAGCCGGCGTCGGATAGCCACTTCCGGCACATCGCCTCGAACACATGCCCGCGTTCGAAGATTCGTTTTACTCGCGCGGGGAATTTCTGGCGCTCGATTTGATCTTGCGCCGCCAGGTACATGTATTGGGTTTTTCTCTCGCAAGGCTCGCCGCAGAATGACGCCCCGAGATAGGTTCGTCTTTCGTCTTGTTGCGCATCAATGGCAGCGTCGATGAAGAAATTTACCCTGTCCGCAAAAGCGGTTGTGCTGTTCAAATCAATCAAAGGAGATACCCCCGCGATTGCATGAATTCGATTGGGTCCCTGGCGTTCTTCTGCATATTGCAAGTCGGGCACGTTAGCTGGATATTGCTGTCGATGTTCTTCCCGCCCCGGGTGAGGGGGATAATATGGTCGAGATGGTGCCCGGTTTTTTTGAGAGACGTTCGACAAATTGCACAACGGGTTTTTTGCCGAGAAAGAAGTTTCGATATTATTCCTGGCGACAGTTTTCCACCGTTAGCCTTCTTGCGGGCACGTTTGTTGTGCTGGATTATTTGAGCCTTGTCTGGGTTGGCCTTCCTCCATGTGGCGCTGGCGGCCTTTGCCTTCTCTGGGTTGGCGTTCCGCCATGCGGTATTCCTTATTTGGACTTTCTTGGGGTGGGTTTTCTGCCATTTGGCAATTGCAGCCCGTACCTTCTCCGGGTGGGCCTTCTTCCACGCAACGTGTGCGACACGAATTTCCTCCGGGTGGTTTTTTCTCCACGCGATGCCGGCGGCCTTGACTTTTTCCGGGTGGTTTTTTTTCCACTTCGCTGACGCCACCCTGTTTCTGTCTTTGCGTTCTTTTTCCGTCAGGATCATCGATCATCCCCTCGGATCGCGGATTGCTGCGTCCTTGATATTGGCGATCGCCGTGAGCTGCTTTTCTGTAATATGTTTCTTTTCTTCGACCCACTCCGCGATGCCAGAGAGGGTATCGTTGGCGAATTCGTAGTCGGAATCCTCACAGAGATGGTTCAATTCCTCGAGGGCTTCGGACCATTCGCAGGAGTCGCACATTACAGAAGGAACCCCCTTCCTTGCATGAATTGGATTGGGTCTTTCGAGCCTTTGGATAGATTGCATTTCGGACAAGTAAGCTGAATGTTGCTGTTGATGTTCTTGCCTCCACGAAATAGCGGGACAATGTGGTCAAGGTGATAGCTGGTTTTCTTGAGAGACGTGCGACAAATTGCGCATTTTCCTTTTTGCCGTAAAAATATTAAAGGCACGGCTTCTATAGATAGCTTTCCCCCGTTGGATATTTTCCTGACACGGCGATTGTGGGTTTGTATTTTCAATACTTCTGGATGTGCGGTTCTATATTTAGCAACGGAGGCATTTGTTTTTTCTGGATGGCTTGCCCTATAGGCGGCGGCTCTCTTTTTTAAATAGTCTGGATTCTTGGCGTGGAACTTCTTTTCTATCTCGTCTCTCTTTTTTGGATTTTTCTTGGCCCACTCGCTCGCGTTATGTTTGATTTTTGACTTATTTTCTGAGTAATACTTTTTCTTGTTTTCAGATATTTTCTCTTTATTGGCCGACACATATACAGCGGTGTTTTCCTTTATTCTCTCGCAATTTTCTTTATAGTATTTTGCGTTATATGCACGAAGTTTTTCTTTTTTATTATCCATGGATTCCGATCGCCTTCTCTATTGTGTGCCGATTAAAAGAGAATGCCGCGTGGCACGACGCTGAGTATTTCGTGTACTTCGACCGCCCCAACGGGTCGGCCTGGGCATCGTAGCCGAGGCTTTGCAGAAGCGCGATCTGCTTCGGGGTTGCCGGCTGATTCAGCCAGCCCCTCCCCTTCTTCGCTGCATCTTCTGTTTCATATCGACGCAGGAAATCGTCGGCCGCGGCGAGGGCTTGCAGCCGGCCGGTGACGGTCAGCTTGTGGATCGGCTTTTCCAGAGACAGCTTTCCAAGCGCTGTCCATGTTTCGCCGTCGAGAGAGAAGATCCCGGCCCAGGCCGCGAAACCCGTCGCCATCATCAGGTTTTCGCTGTCGAACAGGTTCACCCAGCGGAACGGGGATTGCGCTACCAGGTCGAATTCTATGAGGTTGACTTCTTCTGGCGATAATTCGGCGAATTTCTGAAATTCAAATTCGCATAACGGGCAAACTTTAAACCCTGCCGGGATTTTGGCGCCACAACCAATATTGCCGTTGCGGTCAGGGAAGATATAAATTCCCTTGTCTTTGGTGGGGCAGGTTTTTTCTACCGCTTCTCCCTCGATGGGTTTGCGCTCCTTATGAAGGCCATCGTCCGCATCAAGATTTCCATGGATGAGCAGACTCGTTCCGAAGTCGAGGACTATCGCGTTTGATTTTATAACGCCGGGATACAACTCCTGATCTATCACCCGTAAAACTCTTCCCACCATCTGAATTAAGGGGCTTTTCGAGCTTGTCTGCCGAAGTAGCACCACGCACGATGCGATGGGAGAATCGAATCCTTCATTTAAAACCGCACAGTTCGCCACAACTTGGGTTTGCCCACGATCGAACCGGGCAAGAAGCCCCACTCGATCATCATTCGTGGTTTCGCCTGTCACAACTTCGGTCTTGATCCCGGCGTCACAAAACGCTTTCGCCACGTCTCGCGCGTGTTGGACGGTGGCTGCGAATATGATGGTCTGGCGGCCTTCGGCCCTCTCTTTCCAGTTTTTCACCACGCTTTCGTTTAGCGGAACCGTGTTCATAATGTCCGAAACGGCTGTCTGGTCGCCGAAGTCCGAGGGCGATTTTATTGCTTCAAGTTTCTCCCTTACGCCGATATCCACGGTGTAAGCTTTTGGCGGAACCAAAAAACCCATCCCGATTAATTCCTGCAGGGTGATCTTGTCGGCCACATTGTCGAAGAACCGCCGGAGAGACTTTTTGTCAGCCCGTGCCGGCGTTGCAGTAAACCCCCCCAACATAACCCCGGGGTTTTTCTCCTTGGCGGCGCTGATGATCCTGCTAAACGATTCCGCGGCAAGGTGGTGGCATTCATCCTGCAGGATTAGATCGATAGCCGGGATCGTATCGACGTGCCTTGCGAGGGTGGGCACCATGGAAAACACGGTGTCTCCCTTCCAGTTCTTCTCGCTCGCGTTGAATATGGAGATTCTTCGTAGAGGGCTTGTTTTCCGAAATCTGTTCATGTTCTGCGCCAGCAGCACGTCTCGGTGTTGGAGTACCAAGGTACGCCCACCGATGCGGTCGCAGAGCGAGGCCATCATGACGGTCTTTCCCGACCCCGTAGGAGACACAACCAGAGTGTTTTTCTTTGACCGAAGGGCCCTCTCGGCATTATCGACGATGCGTTTTTGGTACGGTCGGAGGATCATAAAAGAAATCCTTTTTCCCGCATGAATACAATCGGATCCTTGGCGTGTTTCTTCCTGTTGCACGTTGGACATGTAATTTGCATATTGTTGTCTGAGTTTTTCCCCCCGCGGGCAAGAGGAACAACGTGGTCTAATTCATGCCTGGTTTTCTTTAGAGATACGCGACAAATTGCGCAACGGTTTTTTTGGAAGGTTAGTAATTTTGCCTCAAGGTCAGGGGAGAGCTTTCCACCGTTAGCCTTTTTGCTGGCGCGTTTGTTGTATCCATGCTGTTTACTCGCTCCCGGGTTAGCCTTCCTCCATGCGATGGTTGCGGCTCTTGCCTTTTCAGGGTTTGCCTTATACCATTTCATGGCCTTGGCTCTGCCTTTTTCTAAATTAGCCTTCTGCCATGCAGAGGTAGAGGCCCTTGCCTTTTCGGGATTTTTCTTCCTCCAGGCGGCGTTGGCGGCTCTTTTTTTCTCGGGGTTTTTTTTCTTCCACGCGATGACGTTAGCTTTGACTTTCTCCCGGTTATCTATATACCACTTGGCCGACCGGATCCGCTGTCTCTCTTTTTTTTCTTCGTCGGTCATTTCTTATGCTTCTTCCGAGAATTTTCTTCCATTACCCTCACAATTATTTGCTTTGCAAGGCGCGAGGGCTTGTACCTTCCGGATTGCCAGTTCTGGACGCTTTGACGAGGGAAACCCGCGTCGATCAAGGCTTGGCGGGTTTTACGGGAGATGTATAATTTCATGGGCGGTATCCTATAGAAAAAACATCTTCGTGTCAAGCGACTTTTCCTCTTGACAAATATTTTCCCATAAAATACGATGGCCCTCCATGATCGCAACGGCCCGAAACAATGAGGGCCAAGCGAAAGGAGGAGCGGGATGGGACTCAAGGCATTGCTCGACAGCAAGGCCATTCTACAACAGGAGGTGACAAACCGAAGGGCTGAATTGGAGTTGGCCCTCGCCCCCATTTTGGCCCAAGTGGAGGCGACAGACAAGGAGATTTACGATCTCCTGGCCCCGGATCTTGTGGCGATTCGAAAGTTACAGCAAAAGGAATTCGGGGCCGTTCATGTGACGAAAGACGGATACAGGGTGGTGGAAACCATCCAAAAGAAAATCCGCTGGGACCAAGAGCAACTGTTCGGCGTTTTCCACAAAATCCAATCCACCGGCGACAACCCTTTCGACTGGATGAAGGCCGAATTCAAGGTCGGCGAAAAGGAATTCGGCGCCTACCCGAAGAACATCCAGGCCGTCTTTGCGCCGGCGAGGGAAGTAAGCAAAGGCGATCCAAAGCTGGAATTCAAGCTGATGGAGGCGCCCGATGCTTGAGCTCATACAAAAGGCGAATACCGTCGTGAAGCCACAAAAGATTGTCGTGATCGGTGTCCAGGGCATCGGCAAAACAACCTTCGGCGCCACATTTCAGAATGCCGTCCTGCTTCCGGTTGAGGATGGCGCCTCAGCTGTGGACGTCAACGCCTTCCCGCTGGCGACGTCCTACCAGGCGGTCATCGACACGATCACGGCGCTCCATGAGGATCACCCGTATAAAACCCTCGTCGTCGACTCGCTGGACTGGCTCGAGCCCCTGATTTGGGAGATCACCTGTCAGGCAAACGAGAAGCCGTCCATCGAGTCATTCGGCTACGGCAAGGGGTACACCGAGGCCGATAAATATTGGCGGGTCGTCATGGGAGGCTTCGATTCTCTCCGCGCCAATAAGGGAATGCACGTCGTTCTTCTGGCGCATTCCGAAGTGAAAACCGTAACGCCCCCGGACAGCGATCAATACGATCGCTATCAGATGCGCCTCCACAAGCGCGCGCTGGGCCTGTGGTCCGAATGGGCAGACGTTGTGACGTTCCTGACCTACAAAATCTCCATCAAGAAAGAGAGCAAGGGGTTTGGGTCCGATCGGGCTCGAGCGCAGGGATCCGGCGATCGAGTGATCTACACCACGGAGCGGCCGGCATGGGACGCGAAGAACCGATGGGGATTGCCGGACGAGATTTTCATCGGGAAGGATGAAACATACGGAGCTTTTCACACCGCACTCGAAACCGCCACCAAGGGCGGCTATGTGAAGCCAGAGAAAGGCGACAAGAAGGCGTCATGACGAAAGAAGAACAGAAAGAATACAACGCGGCGTACCATAGGTCTCACCCCAGGGATAGGCGCGCCTACAATGCTGCACGTTATGCGGCCCAAACCGCAAGGATCTGCGCTGCCGTGGCCGCATATCGAAAGGCTAATCCAGAAAAGACACGCGCCACCATAATAGCGTGGAGGAAGGCTAATCCGGGAAAAATGCGCGCCGCTATGGCGGCTTGGGCGGCGGCAAATCCGGAAAAATCACGCGCCAGAAATGCCGCGTGGAGAAAAAGACACCCGGAGACAGTTAAGGCCAACAATTCAAACGAGGCGGCAAGAAGGCGCGGCGCAAAAGGGAGACACACAACAGAAGAGGTAAGGAAAGTTCTGTCTCGCCAGAAATACCTCTGTGCTGTTTGTAGAAAAAGCATCAAGGCCGGATATCACAAAGATCACATCATTCCGGTGTCGCAGGGTGGGTCGAATTATATCCGCAACATTCAACTCCTGTGTCCAAAATGCAACCTTAAAAAAGGGAAAAAGCACCCCATCAAATTCATGCAGGAACAGGGATTTCTAATCTAAGGAGGAAACAAAAATGGGAATTGACTTCAACGACGCCCCGGAGCAAGGAAGTGGAGCAGGTCCAATTGCTGAGGATTCGGTTGTTATGGTGACGGCGGAAATCCGGCCGCCAAAGGCCGGCAAGGAGGGTGGCGTTCACCCTCTGTTTTGTGTGGCTTCTTCAGGATACGAATATCTGGATTTCATTTTTACCGCCGTAAATGGCAGAAAAATCTATCAGAATTTCATGCTTCATTTCACCAAGACGCCGACCGACAAGAGCAACATGGCGATTTCGATCTCGATGCGGACGCTGCGCGCCATGGTGGAATCGACAAGACGCATCAGCCCCAAAGACACCTCCCCCGAGGCGACCAAGGCGAGAATCATCAATGATTTCTCCGACCTAAATGGAATGATGTTTCCCGTTGTTGTTGGCGTCGAGTGGGGCCAGCAAAACCAAAGCGGAAAGCGATTCCTGAACAATACCATCAAGAAGATCGTCACCCCGGATGATCCTCGGTACGAGAAGGTCTGGTCGACGGACCAGGGGATACTCCTGTCCGACAAGCCCCTTCCTCCTGAGCCGGAAGCTGGCGCCCCCGCAGGGGGCCCGAAGCCGGCATGGGTGAAGGGTGATCCGGAGCCGGCCAAGACCGAGCCGGCGAAGGCCGAGGCCGCGCAAGGGACGATCCCCGGGGTGAAACAGGCGACGAAACCCGCCTGGGTGAAATAAAAAAAACGGGAAGATGTTTAATTCTCGAAAAAAAAAGGAGACGAAAATGCTGCAGGGCCGAGTAGTCGGAAGGCTGTCGGAAGCCGATTTCAGGAGTTTCGATCCAAAAGTCCAAGCGCGCCGGTGGATCTTCGGAGCGCTGATCATAGCAGGGATATTGGCGCTTCTGATCGTGAAGGCGATCTGATGAGCAAGGGCTGGATCGGCGTCGATCTTGACGGGACATTGGCCCACTACGACGGCTGGAAGGGGCCGGATCATATTGGCGAACCCGTCCTGAAAATGCTCGAGCGCGTGAAGTTGTGGATGGCCGTCGATAAGTACGAGATCCGGATCTTCACAGCCCGGGCTGGTGTCCCGGAACAAATCCCCCCCGTCGTGGCTTGGCTTGAAAAGCACGGCATCGGGGGGCTGGCAATCACCAACGTCAAGGATTTCTCCATGATCGAGCTGTGGGACGATCGC